CTGACTTTCAGGATTTCCACGAATTCCAACATTAGGGGTTTGTTGAGGTTCATTAAAAGCAGCCATTCTAATTATCCTTTTTGTTAAATCGTTTCAAACCCAAAGCCACCTGATTTTTTAAACTTGGTTATGCTTGGCAGTGCTTCCTTTAAACCTTTAGGTGCCCACTTATCAACCATAGTAGACACAGGAAGGTTATTGAATATCTGGTTCGTTAAGGATTGTCCCATTTGTGTTTCAGAGGCTAGGGTATGCAATCCTGATAAAACATTAGATGCTCGCAGCTCGTTTTCTTTGGCCAACAAATTCATACGCCTAGATTGTTCGTCACTTGCATAAATTTGTTCAGACTTTTGTATAGAGGTCTGCGCTGAACCTGCGCCACTGCTTGTACCGCGAGCAGCATTTAATGCTATCTGGTCGGCTACATTCGTTCTAAGGGATTGAATCTCATTCAATGAGGCTTCTGAATTCTGTGTGCGCAACACTTCCATATTTGTATTGAAAGCTTCTTTTTCTAAATCTTTGCCAATCTGAATCAAGCCTTTGTTTTTGGATTGGTCTACCATAGGCTTGATAGTTCCAGCGGCTATCATTGCTAGTAAAAAAGCGTCATCCCATCCGAACATGATATTTCTCCTAGACATCCACTTTATAGAATATACCAATCAACTTTATATCGAATGGGGCTGAGTGCGTTATTGTAATTCCAGTACTTGTAAAGTCATCCCATGATTCCATCAATGACTGCTCAAAGATGCCATTAACTGGAACAGGGGGTGAACCTATTTGAACTTGACTGAATGTGCTCATCGATATAGGCACGCCGTTCACCTCACCGCCAATCGTATCAGAAAACATATAGTTTACGAATCGAATGTGTTTTGGTGTAAGCAAATCAGAGGCTTTTGTTTGTCCTTGAAAGATAGACAAAGGTAACGGCTGAATCACCACATGAATTGGTAAACCCATTTGAGCTGTAGCCACATCAGTTGGTATATTATGTGCAATTGTCTTAACTGTATCGTTTATACCTACATAATCAAACCCAAACCCATCACCTTGAATCTGTACGTTTTGAGCATTGAATCTTGGAAGCCCTGCAAATGTATCAGCAGCCGCACCAATATTAGGATTGTATGTGTAGGCACAATCAACTTTCAAATCAAAGCTAAGTTCTTCTATCATGAAGTTCGTAACGAGCTTATACGGTACAATGTTTGATGTTGTTCCAGCGCTGGTAAACGTAAATGGATTAATTCCTGCTAAAGCGTCCGCTTGAGTCTCATAAACAGAGAAGGTATCCGCAGTAACGCCGATAGCCCAATACCACACATTAATAGCAAGCTGTGGACTTGAAACAGGCAATATTCCAGTAGTCGTCACATTAAAGGCTGTAGGGAGCGTTAAAGAAAACGCAGAAGCAACAGCGGTCAATGTAGTGCTTGTGTAAGCTGTAATGGCTATCGGCGCACCAGCAGTGCCTATTTCGCGTTCTGTGAAGAACCAGCCTCGACCATCAAAGCTTGTTGTAACCCATCGAAAATAAGCGTTTCCATAGGGCTGTTCAAGGATAGCGGGAGTAAACCCCATCACGTCCTCAGATATTAACGTCTGGTAAATAGCCAATGAACCCAATTCATTAATAATAAGCATGTATCGCGAACCAGCACGGTTTAAGTCAACAAAGGCCGCCTCATCAACAGGGTTACGAATAAGTTGCTCATTGGCGATGGAAATAATATTTGATTGATAAGCATTGTTGAATCCATCCCAGAGAAGACTATGCGCATCATTTCCTGAAAGGATAACAATTTGATTGTCGATTCCCCTTGGTTGCACGGCTTCCGCTGGCGTTGAATCCTGTAATGTCATACTGAAATTAGAGGGTGTTATAGCCGTTTCAACACTAAGAGGTGTACTGAATACCCCTGAGTTAGTATGTATTGTCAGCGACCTGTAAGGTACTATAAACCGTATGTAGTTGATGTCATCAGATGTGGGGTACCATGAAATCGCATAATCGGCATCTAATTCACTATCATCAAAGTTCAGGAAGTCATTTATTACGCTTCCCCATAACCCATTAGGTAATAAATCGGTATTAGCAAAAAATGCTCTGTTCTGAAATGACGAACACACGCGAGGCCAGCCACGTGTATTGCTCCATGCTGGTTCTGTTATAATAACCAGAGAGCCAGGTATTGGAGTAAGCGCTACAAAATTTATTAGAATATTTGCAGTTACTTGAGTTGGGCTTATGTATGTCATAATTCTAGCAAGCCCACCTTGCGTTCCTGCATTGATTGTCCCACCTACATTTGCTGCGGTAAACAGAGCAGAACTAGATGTAAATGTTATTCCAAACCCGGTTAATCCGCCTGGTGTAATTGTAAATGTTGAGTAATCAACACCATTAAAATCAAAGGTTGGATAAATTGCTATTGCTGAAGATGCAATTGACCATGTATTTAATATCGTTACAAATTGATTGCCAGTTCCCGCACTAATTAAATCAAACGCTTTTATTCCAGCTTTAGCATTAGGAGCAGATGCGTATATTTTAGCTGTTGTTGTTGTCAGCATTTTAATAAAATATGTTTTATTAGTCATTACCTGTGGAGACGTAGTAAGTATCGCTCCACCTCCTGCAAAAGAGAACCTTACTGGCAAGATACGTCCTGCAATATCAGGCGTTGTTAGCGTAATGATATCGTCTACAAGGTCGATAACAGTCATTTGATTAGGTGTGGTGCCCGCCCTCTTTAAATCTTGTGGAGCATACACGCCAGTTGTAACACGAAATACATTATCAATAATCGTGTAATCAATATCTCTAATAACATTTGCACCAAGACCGGTTGAGGTAACTGTTTGAACCAGTATTCCTTCAAGGTAGATAAGAATACTATCTGGTATAAACACAATTAGATAAATACACTCATTCAGGTATTGCATGGACTTAAAGAACACTTGATTGGCATCTGTAACACCTGAAACAGTAGCCTGATACTCAGTACCAAATCGTTTGCCTGCCGCACCTTGTGGGTATGTAATGACATTCATAGCTGTCTTTAATCCGTTATAATAAGGCGCTACAGATACACGGGCGTACATCAATGGTGATATCTCACCTTTACTGAATATGTCTTGTGACCATAATTGCTGTGCCATTCAACTACTCCTGATTAATTACCATTTCCAGCAAAGCCGCCAATGTTACGATTATTCAGCACAGGGAATAGAACTTGCGAGTATTGCGGTCTGTTCTGGGCTTCATTAGCTGCCGCCATTGCGTACTGATATTGGCATTCAGCTTTAATCGCTGCAAAATAATCTGGTCGTTGCGCACTACTCAAAGCCAAGTATTTTGCTATCTCATAGACAAAGTAGTTCGTAAACCTGGGAGGGAGTTGCGATATATCTGGCTGGAATATGTATTCTATGCTTAAGCCTTGGCCTGAATTAGGGTTAGGATTAGGCGCGGGAGGATCTAATGGGTCATACCCAAGCAGCGTATATAACTTGCTGTTGTTATAGATGTCAAATTCATAAATATTTGGGTAAAGACGTAACAGCTTTAAGTACCCTGACGGCAAATTATACACCGCCTTCCATGGGTAAGGAGGTACTTCAAGGGTCTGTGTCAACTGCTGAATAGCCGTAGCAAACCGCCAGTTGTTTTGTGAAAGAATTCCGGGCAATAACAAGTCAAAAGCTTGTTCCGCTGCCACCGTCATTGCATCCCCATTATCAAGGGTAGTGATGGGCTTATGTCCAAGTAAGCATATTGCATTGGAAATTAATATAACTTTAGTTAACATAAGCCCATCCTATTTTTAAATAGTGGAAATGCGTGAATACCAAACATGGGCAACCATTGGACTATTTCCAGTAGTAAATGCACCAGTAATGTTTGACAAACTTAAGCTCTTGTTTACACAAGTGCTAAATGTTTCCGCTACAACGCCCGCATTAAAGTTCCAGCCAGTACTTGCAGTTGCAAAGAATGTTGCTGCTGCCAGTGTGGTTGAAGCAATAACACCAGCACCGTTTGCAGTAACATCATACTGAACTGCTGCAACGCCACCAGCCGCATATGCTGCTGAGTTGTAAGTCATTAGCAACTGAACTTTTTTCAAGACCAACAATGTATTTGCACCGCCAGCCGCTACGAGAATCTTAGGAGCTGCAAACATGCCATTGAACTCAACAGCAGTAATTGGAACAGCCGCATACTTATCAGATTCTGAGTTAAAGAACTGAGTTGCAGTAACTGTACCAGCGCTTATATCAGAAGGCTGAGTAATTGCTGTTACTTGAAGCATAGCAGTACCATTTTCCGCTCTAACATTAATCCAATCATACAAAGATAACTGGCCAATGACTTCAAGAAAATAGTTGGCTGCTGATATAGTTGCAATAGAGTCTGTTAGTTTGAAATAGTTAAACAGATTCATTGAGCCTTGGAGGGTGCTTGTCGCACTTGTTGGGGTTGCAATTACCGCTGTTCCTACGCCTTGGTTCAAAGATGATGAAATCTCTGACCAGTTATATAATGTAAAAGCCATGATTTATTCCCCTATTAGATAGTTGTGATTACACAATCAATAGCCAAAGTACCGCGATTATCAACTACAACCGCACCAGCAGAAAACACGCCATTGATAAGCCATGATGTTTCACGAGGCAAGTAATGAATTTCAGTTCTGAAATCATGACCAATAGCCATACCAGAAGACATTTTATGCCAAGCCAATGCAGTCTGAACGCCAGTACTTGTATTGTAAGGCAATCCACCTTCGGTCATTTGAGGAATGATAATTAAGTTAAAGCCTAAGTATGTGCGAACTTGAGCTACGTCAATTACACGGTTTTGTGTGTAGAATGTTGATGTGAATTGTTCTGCTTGCAATAAGCTTTGGAACATAGAGGCCGACATAGCAACGAAACGGTCGCTCAAAGGCACGCCATGATTTTCAAAGAACTGCATCATTTGGGTGTATTTTACGTATGTAAAGTTGACGCCACCAGCTGGGATAGTACTGCCAACGTCAGCAATAAGTGCATTAATACCAATCTGGTCACTACGGCGACCCATGGCTTGAGCTACTAAAAGCGCATTTTCCATTTTGGTATCGAAGTTTACAGTTAATTCTTGAACGCTATCTACTGCTGTTGGAGTTGTGAATTTTTGCAGTGTAGCGGTAACGGAAGTATATCCGGGATCTTGAATTACAACTGATTGCAAGTATGCGGTAGGAACGGATATAACTTGGTTTACTTTACGAAAGTTTACGTATGCGCCAATAACATCATATTTCATGCGCATTGAATCACGTAGTAAGAAACCACTTGAACGGTACTCGGCTTTAACTAGTGCGTCATACTCAATCTGTTGGACGGCTGTTAAGGATGTAGACATAGGATTCCCCTATTAAGTTAATGAAAATAAAATCATCCACTGTAATAGGGCTTGTCGGCGTATGTGGTTGTCCGTAAGGGCCACGCTTAAAAGTTCTCCTTCGTGTTATGGGTATTTTGCTACTTGCACAACACGAAGTCAACTAAGTTGTTAGTACGCTCGCTTCTCTTCATACCCTGAATTCTTAGAAGCCAGTTCCATCTTCTGTTGAAGCTGCGCACGGTAGGCTGGGTCTGTTTTGTACTTATCAAGGTTGTTATTCAACTCGCCCTGAATGTCCTGCAATGTAGGCACTTGAGTATTTACATCATGGTTTGAGTTGGGTATGGTTGTTGTGCTTGAGTTCATTTTATTCCTAACCTCTTCGAGGGCTTTTATTGAGTCAGCCGTTCTTAAATTGTTTGATAGCGCTTCATACGTTTCAGCACTAAAGTTAGATTTAGCCCAATTATCAAGCAATCCTAATCGCTCCTCGGCTTTATCGCCTAACTTAGCTTTTTCTTGGCTATAATCAACTTTGAATTCATCAAGATATTTTCCAACTGAGTCAAGCATCTTATCCATAACATCCTGTGATACATGCTTAGACTTAGCTAACTCCAACATCTCTTGGAATGGTTGATAATCGCCTTCAATCCAGCTATCTCCTTTTGATAAATCATATTCATTTGGCGCAGAACCTACACGCTTTTCAAGTTCGTTATAGCTCTTTGCAGCATCTGAAACGGTCTTGAATTTAGAGGCTAGCCAGTCAGGTCTATCTCCTGCGCCCGGAACACCTTCGTGATGCCACCACGTTGGTTCTATCGGTTCAATACTTGGTGTATATGAGGGGTCAATGCTTGTCATTTAGTATTTAACTCCGCTTTAATTCGTTGGTTGTGGGATAGGATGCACGCTCTGATAGTACGGAA